CTATTATAAGAGCAAATAAATAAATAGAATAATATATTATGAGTTTTGATGTATCAAGTTTAACGAATTACGTTAACGAACAATCGACAGACCTAATCTCAAGACTATACTTTGAGAAAACGTCCAGCGACTACTTCACGCTGCAATCTGGAGTAAAGAAAACTGATGCCTTGCATCTATTAGCAGTTAGTGCTTTCCCTCAAGATGGTTCATCTTGTGCAGTTAGTGCTTCTGGTGATGTAACTTTTAGCGACAGAAACCTTACAGTAGGTCAAATTACTTACTTCTCTGGGTTTTGTATGAAAGACCTTATCCCTAAGTACACTCAAATTTTATTGAGAGCTGGAAACGGAGAGACTGAAGAGATGGCTTTCGAAGCTGAGGTTGCTGAGTCTGTAATTAAAACAATTATGGAGCATAACGAGGTTGCTGACTGGCAAGGAGATACTGCATCTGCAAATGTTTATGTCAATAGATACGATTGTCTTAACAAGATTATTGACGCTGCTGGTACTGCCGTAGATGGTAATACTTCAAGTGCTACTGCAATTACTGCTGGTGCATCTGGTAACGTAGACGGATTGATTACTGATATCTGTAATGCTCGACCAGCAAAAGTTAAGTCAGCTTCTAACCAAGTGTTGTTCGTAGGTCAAGATACTTTCGATAAGTATGTAGATACTTTGAACGCTAAAAACCTATACAATATTGATGCAACTGATTGGGCTAATTACGAGACTTCAATCGCTGGTAAAAATGTATCTTTAGTAGGTGTAGCTGGATTAGACGGAACAAATAGAATGTTCTTAGGAGTCAAAGAAAACTTCTTCTTAGGTTTTGATTTACAAAATGACGAGGAAGAGTTTGATTTCTGGTATGACAAGAAAGATGACAAGGTTTACTACCGAGTTAAATTTAAGAGAGGTTTACAAGTAGCATACCCAGACGAGATAGTAGAATTTACATTAGTATAACCCTTTAAAATAGAAAAAAGATATGTCTTGTAATATTTTAAATGGCTTTGAGGTAGGGTGTAATGATTCGATTGGAGGTGTAGCAGAATTCTGGATAGCAAATATGCCGACAGACTTTGCTGCTACTAACGATGGAAGTGGAGAAGTAACTGCTTTGAGTGGTACTGGACTGACTTATCATAAGTTTGAATGTACTAACGCTCAAGGAGCTGCATCTGTAATGAATGATAACCCAACTGTAAATGATGCAAATGGAAGTAGCTTCTTTGACCAGACTGCAACGTATATTCTCAATAAAATGGAGAAAGCGAAGCGTAATGAGGTTAAAATGATAGCACGAGCTAAGATGAGTATAATTATTAAAGATAATAATGGTACTTACTGGCTAATGGGAGAAACTAACGGAGTGAGATTAGTTTCTGGCGACAACGGAACTGGAACTGCTTTAGGAGATAGAAATGGTTATAGCCTTTCTTTCCAAGCACAAGAGCCAGAGCCTATGCCAATAGTAACTGTAACGTTACCTTTATAAGAGAATCTAACTCTAAATAGAAACATCATAGCCCACTTCGTAATAGGGGTGGGCTTTTTTTAAATACCAAAAATGGACATAATAGAAAAAGAATCTACAAATTACGTTTATTGTAACATCTCAAACGAGGTTGAGAACACTTACTACACAATGTCTATTCAAAGTGCTGAGTATGAAGTAAACGCTACTTTAGCAGCTCCAGCAGAAGTAAATAATAGGTATGTAAAGTTTACGTTAATAGAGGGGACGCAAGACCTTCCTAACGCTACAATAGAGCTACCTAATAACGGAGATTATCCGTATAAGATAATAAATGCCACTACATTGGGAGGAACAGAGGGGGTAGAAATACACAGAGGCATATTAAGATTGAAACAACCACAAGAAGTCGTATATTCGTACACAGACGAACAAAATACTTACATATATGAATAAGTTTCCAATAGTAACGGAGTTTGCTTCACAAGAAGTACCTAAGTTTTTAGAGAAAAAGAATAAGAACATAGTTTGGTTTGGTGCAGATAATATGTACCCTTACGAGCTAATAGACCTATATAATGATAGTAGCACTCATAACGCTATTGTAAATGGTAAAGTGGGTTATACAATAGGTAACGGATTAGAGGGCGATGACTTAGAGACTAAAAAATGGCTAAGCCAAGCCAATATAGACCAAGACTGGACTTCTTTAATGAAGAGTTTGTCATTAGATTACGAGATATTTAACGGCTATGCTATTGAAGTAATCAAAACTAAAGTAGGCAATCAGTATCATCATATAGACTTTGCAAACATACGTTTAGGATTAGACGGCTCAATACAATATGCTGATGATTGGATTACTGACAAAGGCACAAAAAACTCTAAGCCAAGTATTCAGTATTTAGAGAGATATAATCCAAGAGATGCAGAACAGAAAAGAGGTGTTATTTATCACGTTGATTATAGACCTAATCTTAAATACTATCCTTTGCCAGTTTATGTAGGTTCTTTAGCTGAGATTAAAACAGATGTACAGATAGGCGATTACTGGCTTAATGAGGTAGAGAATGGCTTTGTAGGTGGTACGTTAATACAACATAATAACGGAGTACCAGAAACCAAAGAAGAGGCAGAAACTTTTGAGAAATCATTTCAAGAGAAATTCGGTAAAGCTACTGGCACTAAAATAGTACACTTATTTAGCCCAGCTAAAGACAATAGTAGCGAGATTACCAGCCTTAATGGTAATGACCTACACGAAAGATATGTAGAAATGTCCAAAAGGGTTAAAGAATCTATCTTTATTGGGCATAGAGTTACTAATCCTATCTTGTTTGGTGTAAAAGAAGAGGGACAATTAGGAGCAAGAAACGAGCTTGACTTAGCGTATGAGATATTTACTAATACTTATATAGCCGAAAGACAAAATACGCTGCTTAGAACTATAAAGAAATTAGCATTTTACGAGATACAAAGAACAGATATTGAGATTATACCTCTTAAACCGATAGACGCTATTGACTTAACTTCTGATATTATCTTAGCTAACCTTGATAGAGAGGAAATTAGAGAGCTTATTACTGACCAAACTGGGTTAGAACTAAAGGAAGCTATTGAAGAGCCAGTAGGTATGTCTGAGGATTGTGGGTGTAATAAGTTTGATGACAACCCTTGTTGGGATGGTTACGAAATGATAGGTATGAAAGTATTAAATGGAGTTTTAGTACCTAATTGCGTACCAGAAAAGATGTCTAAAGACCTTGCTAAAATTGTAAAGGACGGCAAACCTTTATTTGATACAATAGAGGAGGCTGAGAGAGTAGCAAAAGAAATAGGTTGCGAGGGATATCACGAACACGATATAGACGGAAAGACTTGGTATATGCCTTGCTCATCTCATACAGAGATTAATGACAAGAATTTAGAGGGGTTTAACCATATAACAAAATTTGATACCTATAACGATTACCCAAAAGCAGCAAGTAGAAACGCACAAACTGCTTTAAATTGGGCTGAGAAAAATGGTTGGGGAAGTTGTGGTACACCAGTAGGTAAAAAGAGAGCTAATCAACTCGCAAAAGGAGATAATATAAGCCGAGATACGATAGCTCGAATGGCAGCTTTTGAGCGTCACAGAAAGAACTCAAAGAAAAAACTTGGAGACGGATGTGGTAGATTGATGTGGTTAGCTTGGGGAGGCGATGCTGGTGTAGATTGGGCTAAAAGAAAGCTAAAGCAGATAGATGCTGGTAAGATGTGTTCTTGTAGTAGCTTTTCTAAAGACGAAAATATAAGCCACTTATTTAAAAACATAGGGGTATTAGAGAAAGATTACGAGGTAATAGATAGTTTCAATATTAATTTTGATACAGATGGTAGCCCTATTGAGTTTGCTACTGAGGAACAAAAAACAACGCAAGAAGTATTAAACGCTTTAAAGAACAATCCTTTAATGACATCAGTTGAGTTAGCTGCTTTGTTAGGATTAGAATTTGAGGAGCTTATAGGGGCTATAAATGTGCTTAAAACTGCTGAATTAATTACCATAGAGGGTAGTGCTTTAGGTTTGACAGATGTAGGAGCAAGAATAGCAGATGCAATAGTATTGCCAGAGAGAGAAGTAAAGTATAGATATGAGCTTAGACCAGATGCACCAGCTTTATCAGAGGGGGGAAAGTCAAGAGATTTTTGTAAAGATATGATGGGAATGGGGAGATTATGGTCAAAGCAAGAAATACAGACTGTGTTAGATAATGGTATGAAGTCAAGTGGCATAGCAGATGTTACTAATGTTTGGTTAGCTCGTGGAGGTTGGTATAGACGACCAGATACGACTACCTCAGTACCTTATTGCCGACATATATGGAAACAAGTAATAGTTAGAAAAAGATGATATTAATAGTCAGCCCAGCTTTTGTTAAAGAAAATAGCGTACTGCATTATAATGTAGATGACGGATATTTGAAGCCTTTAATTGATAGTATTCAGAATACTTTTATACGACCAATTTTAGGTAGTGCTTTATTTGACGAGATACAAACACAAATAAAAAACAACAATGTATCTACGTTAAATGAAACTCTTATTAAGGAGTATATGAGAGATGCTCTTAAATGGGAGGTATGCCATAAGTATACAAGGATAGGTACATACAAGCTACGCAATAAAGGTGCTGGTACAAAGTCTGGAGATAACTTTACCCCTCTAAGCGAAGGCGAATTAGTAGTAGCTAAAAACATATATAAAGATAACGCTGATTTTTATAGAAGAAAATTGCAGTTATATTTGAAGGAGAATGAAGATAGCTACCCATTATATAAAACTCCTCCAAGTGGATTAGATGTAGTACACCCAGAACACGATACTAAATGGAGAAGCCAATTTATACTATAAATAAGGAAAAGAAATTAGAGAAATATGTCGAAAAGTTTGACCATAAAAAACATAAGGACAATAATGGAGGGGATAAAGGCAGAACATCCTCAGATAAACACAATCCTAAAGGGTAATATCTGGGACGTAGATTTAACAAAAGATGTTACTGGAAGCTACCTTATATACGATGTTGTCAATATTTCTCCTAATGGGTTTAACGGAATAGACTACTCGCTTGATATTTTCTTATGCGATAATGTTACAGAGATAAATACAGAGTCAAACGAGGTAAGTGTACAAAATGAGTGTTGCCTAATCGCTCTGGATATAATGAGCATATTTGAGAACTACAATAAGGCTTCATATGCCGACAAAGATATTGCTTTAGTACTGAATAAGAACTGGAGCATACAACCATTTACCGAAAGATTTGATAGTTTATATAGTGGGGCA